TTATATGCCAACCGTTGCCGGTCCGCCCCATTTTTCTCTTTTGCCATGATAGTTAACTACAATTATTAGACATAGAACATTCGCCAACCGAAGCAGGTTTGGGGTTGCTGCAGTGACTAAGCTTCCAGAAGAACAAAGGATAAGAAGGATAAGCAAGTACTAGGTGCAGACAGAATAATTGCCTCGCATTGAAAAAGAAGCCTGCCAAACCACCAATATCCAAGTAGCAACCAGTTTCGGTTGCACCCAAGCAGAGGAAAGTACATACCTGAACGTTGGCCAAAGCCCGCCAACACCAGTATCGGTTGGAGCACCGGAGGACAACTGAAATTCGAAAATTAAAAACACAGTTTCGCGGGGAAACCGTGAACGGTCCAATAGGTTATAAATGAAGTAAACAGGCTGATAGTACAGTCAGGAATGATGAGGAATGATGGGGAGGACACACACGGAAGTGATTAACACGTTTATTACCACAAAAACGTGACATACATGACAAACATGACAACAAACACCACATACAAAGACAAAACGTGACATACATGACAAACATGACAACAAACACCACATACAAAGACACACAACAGATCACAAAGAATTACCGCCGTCTTTTTTTAGCTGCAGCTGCTGTTGAGGACGTAGTTGAAGCAGAACGCTTCACACCAGGGGTTACAGCCTTTGTTCTTCCAGACCTATAACCAGTTTGCAAAATAAACTTTCGCCCGAGGGGGAACTGATCCAAGTCAGACGAAAACTTATCAGATAGGTTTACATTCCAAAACGTGAACTTATCATATGGATCAACCTTTTCCTTAGGGGGCACACGGGCCTCACAGCGTGTAGCTGTAGACTTTATGTGACGGTACGTGTCCTCTAACGATGCAGATGGGGGTGGGTTGAGGCCCAGGTTCCAGTTGTCTAATATATTGGGATCCATCGTATGGACATAGGCCATGGTCTCAGCCGACAGAGAAACCTTTGCAAGTTGCATGATAAGCTGCACGTCATATTCTTCACAATGCCTAAGATATGTTTTAAAATTGCTAGCCTTGTATGTCTGTTCCTTAGTGGCTTCTACTGAGAGGGTCATGTTTGTACTGCGTGTGTTGTCCACCACAGTTAAAAACATTTCATTGTTCCAGCACACACCATTATTGTGTCCCTGTGCCTTTTGAATCCAGTATGGCCTATTAAATATTTGGCCATCGCTAGACACCATGGAGCCACTGGGGGTAGCATAGTAAACTGTACTGCCTACTGTGTTTTGATTTTGGTCCTGGGCGGCTTTGAACAGCATGTCATCAGGCACACTTTCACCTACAGTGCCAGACCTACTAAAATAATGTCTTGCAAACAGCTGCTCTTTCCTCACAAAGAAAAAGCAAGAGTCCCCATATTTATCAGAGGCCATCTTTAGGTAGTCAGGGTATTTGCAAATGCTGTTGGAAATGTCAAGAGGGGTGTCAGATTTGTTTTCCTGCAACACCTTAAAATCCATGGCACCAAAGCCAGTGTCAATCATGTCACCATCCTCTATGACGGAATTCACAAGCTCTAGAGGGGGACAGTCACCAGGCTGAACCTGTACACCGTCGCAGGTGAGACCCTTGGCCCAGTGCTCCCCCAAGGGAGGGTGGCAGCCAAGGAAAAACAGTTGGGTTTGCTTATTGTCAATGGCCACGTTCTGTCGGGTATCGGTAGCCACATTGCCATTGTATTTTGTGGGATTTTCATTATCCTCATTTTTGTTAAACAGAGGGTTGCCACTGAGTCCTACACCCAGCGGTTGACCTCGGCCCACCTCAATACCGAGCACGGTCCACACGAGGCGCTCCTTATCAGGGTTGTAAATTGTATTGTCGGGTAGGCCAAACCTATTTGGGTCAGGCAACTTAATTCTAAACACTCTATATTGATTTGCGGATACCTTAGGTACAGTTACAGTGCCCTGAGGGTCTTTGATGGGATAGTACGGGTGTCCCACAGTTAGTAGGCGGCTGCTCCCAGCATGGTAATAAAGGGGCAAGCGTGTTACATATTCATCCGTGCTCAAAACACGAGAAACGGAGGTTGGAGGCAGGTATACTTTGTTGTTGCTAGGCAGCCACAATGCCATCTGTGAAGAGAAAAGGGAAACGCCGTTTGCGCCTAGACAAGAGCCCAGGATGAAGCCAGAAGTCTACAGACACATAGACACCTGCATGAGGAGTGGTGGGGAGCCCTGGAACAACAGGCATTAATGCATGTGTTCCTTTTGAACTTTGAACAGGGTGAAATGAACTAGGAGAGGAAATGCTGGGAGAGGAAATAGAGGAGCCGCCACCTGTTGGCCTAACGAAGGAGTGCTGGTATGATTCTGTTTCCTCGAAAGGCAAGTCAAGGTCAGTGTCCGGGTCATAATAGGACATAATTGGGTCACCGGTGAAACCAGTTTCGGTAGAGAAATCTACATTAACTAGGTCAGAAGAACCGCTACTTATGGTTAACGGTTGCAGCTCAATCTCTTCAGCAATGGGTAGAATGCTGCTGAGATCATGGTAGAAATGTACCCGGCCGCCAATATTGGTGCCTGCCCGCGTAGACACTGTGCCACGGGTAAATCCTATTCTGCTGAACCGCACCCGCCCACCCTTGGCTCGTGACATGGCAGGTCTATGCAGCTTATAAATGTCCAAAAACCGCTCGTCTGGTGGTGTGGGGATGCTGGCGGGGTCTGTTTCTAAGGTGTCAGAAACATTGAAAGGGTCAATGTCAAACAAAGGGTTTCTGATAGAGAGTAGGTCGGTGGGCCTGCTGTACAATGCTGGATCCGCAATAGGCACCTGCCTTGTATATGCACTGTACCTGTTCAGAGCAGTGGCGCCCCTGGTAACAGACTGCAGAGGAGTGCTGCTAGTAGGAAACTCAACCATGGGGATGCTTTCACCGTGCATGGACGAGCTGCCCGCAACTATGGTTGTGTGAGGGGAAAAGGAGGACTCCCCCACCCCAGATCCCCGAGGAGTGGCAGCTTCAAACACAGGGTTATTAAAATGATGAGTAGTTTGGCTCCTTCCCGACCCAGTGGCGTTACTGGCGCCTCTTGCAGGTGTGCTAACCGTAGGCGGTTGGGTTGTAACAACTGTGGTGTCTGGGCTTGTAACAACATTAAATGTGTCTGCGCTTGAAGGAATGTCAGGAACACCACCCCCCTCTGCGATGATTTCCACATCGACTGGCTGCAATGGCGGCGTTACCTCAACCCCAATCACTGAAGAGTCTCCAGGGCCTATTGTAATGACATCTTCTACAACCTGGGGGGGTCTGATGGGTATGCGAGGGCCTACGCTGACACTGCTGCCCGCGCCCCCTCTGATGGGCACATAACCAGTGGAACCCCCGCCCCCAGAGCCAGTGCCAATGCCCAATCCTCCAAAAAACACAGCAGTGCTGCCATATTTGAGAATTTGGTCAGCAATGGTCGTCTGCTCTATTTTGGGTATCACATCAGGCGGACATGTGCCTGCCTGCTTGCATGTTTTGTACAGCTGTTCTGCAGAAGCACGCTTCGCTCTTTTGTAAAATTTAACCATGTTTATTAGTACAAAAGTACAAAACCCTCCAAAGTGAAATGCACCCTAAAAAATTACAATCTCCTCAAAGTCTTCCACGTCATCTATCAATACAAGCATTACAAAAAACAACACAATACACAAGGAAAGTACAGAAAGGGCGCTGAGCACCAGGGAGACAGCAGATGTAGCGGGCAGCAGGATTGACCACACCGCCATTGTCCTTAGAAGGATAGTGCACCCATTGTCTTTTGACGGACAGTTCGAGATAGACAGAAGATGGGGCGCTGCTAGGGGAAGTGACTCAGCATAGCGTGCTGCTTATGATAACAGGCTAAAGACTCAAAAAACCGCCGGTTGAGGTCACGCCTTTTGGCAGCACAACAGAGTTTAGAAACGTGTTCTTGCAAGCCTCAGAGTAGAACATGAGAGTGATCATTGCTTTTTCCCCCTGACCACCCTCATTTGTCCAGTACCATGTTGTGGACACGAACTTTATCAGGCATTTGTGCTTTTTGTTCAATCTGTACCTGTAGCACTTAAGTTGGTTCGGGCTCCCAGACAGCACTATGACAGGTACAGGTGTAGATGCAGGGTGGAGGGGGTCCCTCCTGGGAAGGTCAGCTCTAGGTTGGTGACGGTCTTCAGCTTCCTGTGGCCGCCGCTGCTGCTGCTGCTGGAGCTGCTGCTGCTGGAGCTGCTGGAGCTGCTGCTGCTGGAGCTGCTGCTGCTGGTGCTGCTGCTGCTGCTGCTGCACGTGCAGCGACACAGGGGTGCCAGTGGGGTGCGCGGCGTGCGTGGGCTGTCGCAGGGTCCGCTCCCCGTCCGATGCTGGCTTGTGCCTCTTAGGAGAGGGTCCACGTTCTCCTTGTCCTCCCAATAAGGGTCCAGACGCCTCTGAACCGTGCACAGATGGTCCGTTATGTTTCCGCTTCCCTGAGAACGGGGCTTTGGCCTTTTGGGGGCTGTTGGGATCGCAGGGAGCCCCCCCGTCGGGGGCGTCGTGAGAAGCTGTAGGAACGGGCTCTCCCACGGAGGAGGAAGTGCTACAACAGAAAGTTTTGTTTTTAAATTGCACTGTCCATGTCCCTGTTTTGCCATATGTTACTGAGTCTTTTTCAAAGTTCTCATAGTATTGTTTTTTGTCCTTTTTATTCACATACACCCCACGCTCGTCCACGCCACACGTGCAACATGTCCACTTGCTACTGCAAAAGTCCCAAGAGTACACCTTGCCCCAGCACACGTACTCCATTGCATTTTCTGCACTGTTGTCATAATGCACACGAACGGTTGCACCGTGTTTTTTAAATGTTTTTTGGGGCTTTGATTCATATAGCTCTACACTAGTATCACTGAGGCTCCATGGTTCCTGTCCATATTCACTGTCCTGCAATGAACACAGGAGCAGGTGCATGCTGATGGCTTGCGTGGCTTTTGCTTTGCTCACTGCTAGCGCAGGAACGGGTTGCAGGCCTAGTTTATCGTAGCCATTTTGTCTGGCCAAGTACAGCAACGCATGCTCTTTACGCTGCAGCGCCCAATACATGAGCGGGACCTCCAGTCCCCGGCCCCCTTTTTCATAGATATCCATCATCTGATCTTGCAGTGCACCTAAACGGCTGCTGAGGCTCTGCGTCGTCTCCCTCCTCTTCTCCATCACTCAAATCTAAGCGCGCCCACAACCTTCCGAAAAAAGATTTCCAGTTTTGTTCAGTAAATTTATACACTACCTCTCCTTCATCTGTGATGGGGAATTCATTAGGGAAACGTACCGTTACTAGTCTGCTATGCAAGTACTTCCACCTGTCATTATTTGTGACATCTACATTGGTTGTTACAAGTAAGGGAGGGCATTTCATTTGTATTGGGGCCTTGTGCTTTCTATCAATGCTTATGGGGTTCCCATCTAAGGCATTTCTCATATACACATCAAAGAAGTCCCAGCATGCATCTGTGGCATCATCCAACAGTCCTAGTTTAGCATCTTGCAACGGCTGTATCCAAAAATGGCTTCTGGAGTTCATAAAGCTAATTACCCTCCCCTGCATAAACTTTAGCAAGCCCATGCAAAAGGCTGACTTCCCCGTGTTTGGGGGCCCTACAAACACCATACAGTTCTTCTTGGGCACACCTTTAAGCAGCATTTTAAACTTTTGCATAAATGGCACAAACTCTACATTTTGGTATTTTAGGAAAGTTACAATAGTCCTCCAGTCCCCGTCCCCGTCTACCTCCTCCCTTCTTTTTTCTATCCACTGCCTCATATTCAGCCTGGACATTTCGGCTCTTTTGTATAGCCGTACCATAGTCACACAGTCTTTTACATATTTGGCCTGGCAGTTGCTTTTTAGAAATGCGGATGCGTTTGTGTCTGTGTCTGCCAGCCGTGCATACTCGTATGCCACCTCGCACTCATCTTGGTAGCCATTGTCATATGCCCACTGTATCATGACCGACAGGTCGAATGGTATTTGGTCTGCTGCTATATGCTGTAGTCCTACGTGCTGCATAATCCACTTGGGCTTTTCGCCCCATTGCGTTGCGTGGTTTGTAAACCCTGCTTTATACCAATATACAGCTGCCGCTGCACTCCTCACCTTTGGTGGATCTGCCATTAGCAGTTGTTGATTGCACGCTAGCACGCTACACAACAATTTCTCTACTGTAGTTCTGTTTTTAGCAGTTGTAAAGCATAGCAAAAGTAATAGTACGTTTCCCCATGATGACAGTTCTTTTTGCAAATGGACATACGTGCAATGCTTTTTAAGCAGCTCTATGCTTCCCTCACACACGCTCTCATGCACCCCAAACACCGCCACAACCCAATCGCTATTGCACGTCTTACTACTTTTGAAAGGTCTAGTCAAATCCTTAAAGCTGATGTCATATACTTCCTTAAACTTAGCGAGCTTTGTTAGCATGCTATCTTTACTTCTAACAAGCTGAATGGGAATCGCCGCGTTTCTAAGGTTAAGGTTCGAGCTACTTCCGTTACGCGCCATTTCCTCCCCGCTGCTTTCTACCTGTGTTTGCTCTTCCACTCTGTTTTCAGCTTCTGCTTCCAATGTATTGCCATAGCCGCTATCAGGTAGAGCAGCAAACAGCCGCCTTTTAGCCTTTCGCTCTTGCGACAATGAAATCGCGGCTAGGCGAGGGCTAAGGGCACAATCTGAATTTACTTTCTGTTTTGGGCTAGGGCTAGGACTTGCATACTTTCTTTTTAATTGTTGTAGGTGTTCGCTATCGGCTTGTCGTGTTTGGCAGGCAAACAGAGCCAGGTGCTCGTGCCCAATGCATTGTGATGCATCATCAATAAAATCTATACCTTCGTCCTCATTGCCTTCCTCCCCCTCCCCATCGGTAGAGCTATCACTACATTCAGCTTCCCGTAATATGTACTCCCCCCCGGGGGTACTACCTGGACGTTCAGCCATCTTCGCAACACTTCCCGAGCTCTTCACTCTCTCCCCACCATGGACCAAATAGTAAACTTTAGTAAACAAATGTCTTAGAAAGCGCTCCGCCTTATGTAGCTCCGCGTGCTCAGCATTATTAGTTTCTTTGTCATTGCTTCAGAAATACACGCCTGCACTACACATCAGACACTGCCCTCGCCATACACCACAGACATTGTGAAACCGTGTACCCTCTTCTACCATTACAACCTTCTCTTCAGCCAAAAGTATTTTGCCACATTGCATGCACCTAATAAGCAAATCTCCAAGAGGAATACCCGTCTCTTTCTCCAAGGTTAGTCCATATGCAGAGCGTCTGAAGTGTCTCCACAGGCTCACTTGGAGGTTGTAGTAGAGGCACAGTGCACACACGCCGTAAGGGAATCCTTTTTTCCAAATCAGCTTTAGGCACTTCCGATCAAATGCCCCCTTATCAGACGCTGACAGCCATTTCTTGCAGTACACACAATTTAGGTTCAGATGTCCGACTTCTATGTCTAGTTCCAAGCACAGGTCACGGACGCTCCTGGGATTCTCGGCCATCGCGTGCGCTGAAGACCCTTCGACTGGCTT